TTCTGTAGTTGTAGCAATATGTCTATAGAATTCAAACGGGTTTCCATATTCTTCAGCCTTAGCAGCTAATGCTATGTTATTAATACCTTTCATTCTTTGATGGTATTCAATATATTCTTTACCATCTTCACCATATCCTATAAGTTCGTCAATGTATGCTTTCTTACCTAAGAAGATAGAACGTCTAGCAACAATAGATTTAACCGGTGCCTTCATATCAAAGTCTACATGGAACTGTCCAAGATCTTTGCCTGTCAATACTCTATTATATTTTTCATAATATTTTTGTTCTAATATTGCTACTTGGTTATTATTCATATGAATGCTGTCCGTGTCTTGATAATATATGGGTAAGTTATTATCTGATGCTGTGCCTTGAACTTCATTCATAATGCGTTTAGACATTGAAAGAATAGCACAACCGATATGACCCATATTATGTGATATATCTAATGAACTCATTGTGATGTGGTATTGTTTGCCGTTATCATAAAACTTCTCGATGGTGTTCCAATTTTTAATTATATAATTAAGGCCTTTAGGACCTGATTTTTTATATTTAATTTCTTTATCACATTTCTTCATAATTGTTTTACCGTATGTAGAATTAAGAATTAATTTAACGGTTTGCTGCATTCCTTCATTTTTTTCTTTCTTATATACTTTTCTTTGTTCGAATAAATCTTTAATACTTTGTCCTAGTTTCTTATTAAATCCCTGATTCCAGTAAACACCATATAGAATATCATAATCAATTTGATGAAACTCGATCCAATCCTCCAATGTGTATCTATCAATTGTGATTTTAATCGGTTCGTCAATCTCATTAACATAATTAATACCTGAAGGTGTCTTAATACTGATAAATGGATTATCTTGTTTTTTATTAATTTTTTTAAGTAAGATAGTACATACATAATAATTAGCATCATCTGGTATTTTATGCTCAAAATTAGTCGCCCATCCGATAGGTACTCCATACTGTTGACATAATCTATACATAGCGCTAGGATATAGACTAACTCCATCATAATCAGCAATTCCTCCTTCTATTTCTAAAACTTTTTTTACATATTTTTTATTAGGATTTACACGTCCGCCATAAATAGCAGAACTGATATATTCTCTAAGATTACCAGATACAGAATAAACACCATCATAGCAGCCGTTAATAAGTGCTAGTTTATGACCTAATGATGCGCTAGTATTGATACCGTGATAGAATATAGTTAATCTATCATCTGTAATTTTTTTTACGCATTCATTAAATGCTTTTAAGCCTTCACGAAGAACTAAGCAATCAAGATTTAGATAATGTTTATAATATGTCATAGCATCAAAAGTACCAGCGATAGCATCATATTTAAAATCTGGATTAGTAGTAATTTTATTAATAAATGATTTTATTTCATCTGATTTGAGATGCTTAATATATTCATTAACGGATACATTATCACAATCAGATCCTAATTTATAGAAACTATAACCGATGCCTCCTTCTTTCTCAATGTCAAGATTAAACATTTTATGGAAATTAGATAGAGGACAGGCTAATAATTTATTAGAGTCAATAAACTTAATTTTAGTTTTGTTAAAAATACAAGTAAATGAATAAACGCTATTTGCTTTTTCTACGGATGAGATAATAAAAACATATTTGTCAAATACTGCTTTGTCATATTTAAGATTATGATAATATACATGTGCTATATTTCCTTTTTTGGTTTTAGAAACTATATATCTTAGAGTATTATAAAAGTTAGACGTAATGTGTGATTCTTTAGAATCCATATCAATAACACCAGATAGTAAGATTTCGTGATTATCTCCATTAACATCTGTCTCAGTATCTCCAAAGAATAAACTAATATTTTTATTGACGAAATCATTAGCTTCTGCAATATTTAGAGGACTTTGTTGATTAGCGAGTATACAATCGATATTGCCTAAATATGATTTATCATCTTCATTGACTTTACGAGCTTGAATAGTTGAAGCTCTAGGAGTAAATAGATTTTGTTTGAATAGACAATGAACTAATAGAATCGAGGATATTTTAGATTCTTTATAAGAAAAACTTTCATTACCATTTCTAGTAATACGGCGTTGAATTATCTGTTCTCTGTTCTTTTGATCTTTGAGTAAATCATAATTGTTAGCGAAATATTTGCTAATAGGATATTCTTTATTGATGAAGTAGTGAGATTTATATAGTGCTAATTGAATAGGTTCTTTATTGTTAAGTCTTCCATATTTCATCTTTCTGATACTCTTCATATTACCTATAAATAAAGATACTATGATTTGTCTTTTAAGAATCTCAGCTATTCTGATTAAATCTCTTTTTTTCAAATTAGTTTTAGGTATTGCTAATTTTACAGCATTGATCTCTTCTTTAGTGCAGCTGTCGTCTTGTTCTAATGCGAATATAATACAATGTTCCTGGTCTCCATTAAATGTGGGACCATAAATTTGTAAATCTTCTAAATCAATATCTGTTGTATTAGAGAATGCGAAATATCCGCCGTCCTTGTCTGGTGCTTTCATTTCTTCAAATTTTCTAAGAGTTGGTGATCCGTAATTTTCAAAATTACTAAAATATTGACCATCGCTTCCTCCGCTCTTAAAGTAATCTGAATAGTCCTCTGAGAAGTCATCCATAACCATTCTAATATATACAAGGGTTTTATCTTGTCTGTTAATATTCATAAATGTATTATTTTTAAACTCAAATGCTAAATTGTAAGTTTGGTCTAATACAGATCCTGCTATTAATATTCTAATTGCTAATTTAGGGTCTGTAATCTTTTTATCTACATTTTCTAATATGATATTCTTAGCCTCCTTGATGTCCATAGAAAATTTAATTTCTCTTTCTTTGCTGTCAGGCTTGAGGTCATTTACCATATTGAAAAGGTTAATCTCATTTTGAATTTCTTCTAATGTTGATCTTGCTGTGCTATGATTAAAATTATTACTAATCTTTTTTAATTCTCTTAATTTTAAAATTTTATTATCTACAAATCCTGCTAGTACTAATCTATTTCTGGCTATGGTTCTATATCTGCTAAGTTCTTCTGCTATTATTAAATGTCTGTTTCTCATATTCCATCGCGCTTTATGCTGACCGTTGGATATGAGTTTGAGTTCTCTCCAGTTTATCGAATTTTGTTCACGTTTTGAAAGTGGCATCTTGAGAATATAATTTTTCTTTCGTTATATATATTAAGATATATATTTTTTAAATTTTATAAATATATAATTCTATTTGTTTAGATTGAATTAAAATATAGTACTTTTTATATATCGCGTCTATTCATAGAATTGAGAAAAAAAAAGAGAATTAACTCTTTTCTTTTTATTGGTTTGTTGTATTCTATTCTACGATGTCTACATCACATACTAATACTAAACCAGATTGTGATGCTAAAGATTGTAAATATTTAATATGTTTGTTAGTTTGTACATGTCTTTTCTTTCTAGACCTATTAAATAGAGAACCACATTCACATTTGGTTTTAATTTTTTGTCTGTTTAGAATTTCTTCTTTATTTTCAGAATATCTTTTATTCTGATATTCTAAACATTTTTCTTTATTTTCTAAATATCTATTTTTAGATCTTGTAATAATAATCTCCTTATGTTCAATGTAATATTGTTTGTGATCGGTGGGTGGCATATTAAAAGGTTATTTTTTTTAATATGTATATTTTATAATAGTATATATTTTTTATCTTTAGATTGATTAAATTATAGTATTTAAATTTTCAATAGAAATATTATTTAAATTATTATTATACTCTACTTGATATTCTTTGGCTAGTTTCATTGCTACATGTAATGTTCTTTTTTTACCAACAGACCATCTTTTTTGAACTGATTCACCTTTATACATATGTCTAAATTGTATAATCGTTCTACCGTTTGATTTATATTCTTTAATGTTTCCTTTTAATTCTAAACCTTTTTTTACAATAGGTTCTTTATTTGAATGTAAAAGTTTATTATATTCTAATTGGTATTGTTTGGCTAGAGCCATTGCTGCTTCAAATGTTCTTTTATCACTTTCTGTCCATTGTTTGGTGTATGTCTTGCGATTAAACTTATGTTTAAATCTTACAATCATTTTACATGTTTTACAATCGTGATGTTTAGTAATAGAACCTTTGAGTTTGTTTCCAATTGGTTGTGATTTTAACCAATTAGTATGTATTTTTGTTCTTTGGTGTTGTCGTCTACATCTATCGTCAGTGTTATTATATCCTCCTCCACATTCGCATTTAATTCTGTTTTCTTTATATGATTTCATATAAGAACGTGAGTTTAGACTAGGTTTTAAAATGTCCATAATTCTTTGTTTCTCTGTTAATAATTGTAATTGAGATGAACATTTAAATTCAGTCAACTCGTAATCCCAGTTTTCAGGGCCTCCGTGATCTCTTATAAATTTATATAAAGTCATCTCGTAATTTTTACCACCAACAAATCTTGATTTATGTAAATGAAGAAGCCAGGGTCGTCGGTCTGGTATTTCAGGATCATCGTATACTGGATTAGCACAGCAACCAATATAAGTATCTTTTACTTTTTTATCTTTACAGTAAAGTTTAAAAATATAAGATTTTGAATAGTCAGGCATTGGTTGTTTTTTGTCCTTTTGTTATTATATAATAGTATCTATTATTTGTTTAGATGAATTAAAAAATAGTATTAAAACTTTTCATATTTGAATATGTCATCTATCATTAATGTCTTAAGAGGTACGAATCCGTAATTAGGCATATCATATATTTCATAATACGATCTCTTGATTCCACTAAAAACAATAGGAACAGGTTTAGGTTCTTCTACCATTTCATTTGTTTTCTGTTCTTGTAGTTTATAAGCATTATGACATTCGCGGCAATATTTTGACACTGATTTTTCTAAGAATATATAATATCTGATTTTCACAATCTTCTTACAATTATCACAGACCTTCATTATGAATTTATATATAACTAATAAAAAAAATATATAAATTAATTATTACTCACCAAAGAATCCAGTAAGAATAGTAACTTGATTGTCTCTTGTCTAAATAAGCAGGTTTTCCTGATAATAGTTTTATTGCTTTGTGTCTGTTTCTATAGTTATCCCTTCTTCTCTTGTCCTTTGTTATTGTAAAATCCTTGAATCTGCGGTCTCCGAAGTGAATCTTCTTACCCTCATATACTACATAGTATTTCTTATTTTTTCGATTAGATAATCCGAATTGAGTAGCTCCTCTAAATCTAGCATTACGTTCTAATCGTTTATATTCTGGCGAATCCTTCTTCCATCTGTTATTTACTAAATTGCTCATATTATCAATTTGTAATTTTTATTTCTATGTATATATAAGTTAAGATATAATTTTAACAAATATAATTCACAACAAAATTTACAATTATTTGTATAATATCTTGAGCAATCGCACCTATTCATTTATTATATATTAGTAAAGAAGATAATTTTTTAAATTATTAATATGTCGTTTGGTTTTGTAATGCTGTTTTCTTTTGTACTTGCTTATACTATACTGACAGACAGGACAGAGAATCAATATTCCTTGTTGTCTTTGTCTGTGGTAATATCTTTTCTGATCTATTGTCATATCATTATATCTTATCTTGATTTCTTTTGGTTCATCTGGTTTAATAAATAATTTTTTCATTATTATTTTTAGGAAATTCATTTTGATATATAAGAGGAAAATATATTTTTTAATAATTAAATTAATCTTTATCTTTTTCAGTTTACGAACTGTTATCTTTTTCAATATTGAAAAAGATGGATTTAATAAAAGTTCAGATGGTTCGGGTAGAGGTTTTCGGAGATTTCTAATATCGTATTTATTAACTCGTCCCATCCGTTCCTATATACGGTATTATATACCTCATTGTTTATACTTCGTGTTTATTTGGTATTACTTGTTGTCTTTGTCTGTGGTGAGAATAATCTATGATAGAAAGTTGACATTTTACTTTTGATAAAACGTAAACTTTATAGTCATTAGTCCCATATATGTTCTGTGATAGAAAGTTTACAAGAAGGTACTGATGTCCTCT